CTTATTGTACCGAAAAGAATGGAAAGATGATAAATTAGATATGATAATGGAAAATTATCACATTAAAATTAAAACAACCATTCCTGAGGAGACAGAAGAAAATGTTGAATGAGACACAAATCGGCGATGTATGGCTTAACTTTGTCGAATACTTAGACAAGAAACAATTAGAAACAGTAGCAGAACGTTATATCGATTTACTCGCCGATTTTGGCGTAAGTGATCGCACATTACAAAATGCTACCGGTGTTGATGAAATTCTTGACCAAGCTATTGCCTATTATCTTAACGAAGATGAAGGCGTTACAGAAGACGAAGACGAAGACTACGGCGAATTGGAGTTTTAATGGGTTGGTATTCTAAGGTTTCCAAAGATATTAGTAATATACCAGATGCGGCCGAGCATTTTGAAGCTGAGCTGTTAGTTGCTAAGAAGGAATGTAATATTAGTGGCAATGTTGAACGTGCCGCGGCAAGTATGCCCGGCATTGTTGAACAACGATTTGCACAATTACAAGAAATCGAGGCAATTTTAGAATATCTTAACATTGAATTACGTAGACTTAAAAGTCAACACTTTCGCAAGTATTTAGAAAACTATCAACGTGCTCTAAGTAGCAGAGATTGCGAACGTTATTGCGAAGGCGAACCTGATGTTGTTGATTTTGAAAAAATTATCAACGAATTTGCCTTATTGCGTAACAAGTGGTTAGGTATCACAAAAGCTCTTGACCAGAAACAATGGCAAATTACAAATATTGTAAAATTACGTGTTGCTGGTATGGAAGACGCATCAATATAATCAGTTTACCCAAAAGAGAGAAGGTAGGCCTTAAATAATATGGGCCTATTTTTTTCTATAAGGTTGACCTTTGAAGAAAGTTAGTATATACTTACAATATGATAACAGTTGATAATTTATTACTAAAAATTGTAGATACAGATTCTCCTAAAATAGAAGAATTATTGCCAGCCAGGGATAGTAAGATATTAAAAAGTCTTGCTAGCTCAATTTTAGGCAATTATTTTATCACTGAAAACCAAGGAAGATTGCTGATTAAAATTCTTCGGGAAAATAGCAAAAAAATCACAAATTTTGAAGAGTTAATATCGGATGTAATTTTGTCTCCTCAGTGGTCGAGGTCATTTAGACAAATAGAACAAGTGAAAAAGTTTTATATTACAAAAAATGCAGAACAAGATTTAGTACTATTCATAGAATTAACGTATTCCCACGAAATTCGCAAAATTTTGCAAAATTTAGGTACTAAGATAGAAACACTAGTTCCGTCATCGAATGGAAAATCTTATACTGCTGACCTAACTGAAAAAAATATTGTAGTGTTAGTCGAGCTGTTAGAACCGTTAGGCTTTGAAATTGATGAGACCATAAAAAATCACTACGAAACCATAAAATCGTGGTCTGAACCCGAAATTCGTGGTCAATTTTTATTGACAAATATCGAGCATCAAAACTTTGTTAAAGCCATAACCGCTGACCTTGGTATTGCAACCGCTATTGACCAGAACATCATTAATGACCGAAGTGTTAGGTATCAGTACACCACAGAAAATTCCAAAAATTTCGGTGAAAATTTGACCGAAATTATCGCTAACCGCGGAAAAAGCAAAATCTGGATAAACAAGGCCGAACACTCATTAAGTGAATTAATCAACTCTTTGAAAAATTTACGAAGATTGCCTTTACTAGTGGTCTTTGAAACAACCGAAGATATCGAACTTTATAAAAATCTTGAAAATTTGTCATTTTCCTTAGAAAATAATGGAATTTACGATAATGTAGGAATTTACTTCAGACTGCCTAATAATGAAAATGGCAAAAAATTCAATACACTTATTGCAGACAAAAAATACAACGCAAAGCTAGACACTACAACACAAGTGGCTGCTGTACAGAGTGGAAAATTACCAAAATTTTTCTTAAATAACCCTTGGCGACCTATGAGCGTTATAGCATTAGATACACGTATGGGTTTACGTCACGGTAAAACTAGTGTATACTCTAATTATAGCGATCTTATTGTAGAGTACGCAGAAACTCCAAGTATATTAGAAGAGAGAAAAATCGAATGGCGGTAAAATTAGTAATTCGAGACGAAGTAAACATTAAATTCGAAGGGCTATCTCTCGAAGGTCGTAAAAAGCTGTCTAACACTTTTAAATACGAAGATCCTACGGCTCGCTATCGTCCAGCTTACAAACTTGGACGTTGGGATGGCAAAGTTAGTATGTTTGGACTAGGAGGAGATGGCTATTTGAGCCAGCTAGAAAAGTGCCTAAATATACTGTCTGATATGGATATTGATATAGACGAAGTAGACGATTTACGCACTACACGTAAAATTGAATTTACAGAGATTACAAATAGTTATTGGGCAGATCAAGGAAAAGTTTGGCCAAAAGGTCACAGATTCCAAGGGCAACCTATTATGTTACGTGACGATCAAGTGGAAGTTGTAAACCGCTTTTTCACCAATACACAGGCATTACAAGAAGTAGCAACAGGTGCCGGCAAAACTATTATGACCGCGACATTAAGTCACTGTGCAGAAAAATATGGACGTACTATTGTTATCGTTCCTAATAAAGATCTTGTTGTGCAAACAGAAGAAGACTATATTAACGTTGGTTTAGATGTGGGTGTTTATTTTGGAGATCGCAAGGATTTAGGTCGCACACATACCATTTGTACTTGGCAAAGTCTTAACGTATTAGACAAGAAAAGTAAAAACTGGGACTTAGATCTTGCACTTACTCTAGCAGAATTTCTTGACGGAGTTAAGACTGTTATTGTCGACGAAGTACATATGGCTAAGGCAGAAGTTCTTAAGAATTTACTTACAATTAACTTATGTAATGCTCCTATTCGTTGGGGACTAACTGGTACAGTTCCTAAAGATGACTTTGAAGCACAGCCAATATTTGCTAGTATTGGTCCCGTGGTTGGCGGCATCAAAGCACACGAATTACAAGAGATGGGTGTACTTAGTAACTTACACGTAAACATCTTACAACTTATAGATTTACCAGAATTTAAAACATATCAAGAAGAATTAAAGTATCTTGTCACTAACAAAGACAGGATGACATATTTTAGTAAACTTATACAAGGCTTATCAGATTCAGGCAATACACTAATCCTAGTTAACAGGATTGATACAGGCAAAATATTAACAGAAATGATAGAAGGCGCCGTGTTTATTTCAGGCGAAGTGAAAGGAACCAAACGTGCAGAAGAATATAAAGAACACGCTACAAACGATAACAAAATTACTATTGCGACTTTCGGAGTCGCGGCTGTTGGAATTAATATTCCTCGTATCTTTAACCTGGTATTGCTTGAGCCTGGCAAGTCGTTTGTTCGAGTTATTCAGTCAATAGGACGCGGTATTCGTAAAGCAGAAGATAAAGACTTTGTACAGATTTGGGACATAACTTCGACTTGTAAATTTGCAAAACGTCACCTCACAACGAGGAAAAAATATTACAAGGATGCCAAATATCCATTTACTTTAGAAAAAGTGGATTGGCAAAAATAAGGAATTATGCAGATACTGACATTAGATAATACAACGTTCTCGTTGAACAACTTACCAGAAGAAGTGGATGAGAATACAAGATTTGCGGTACTAGATAATAGCAACCCAACCGAACCAGATTTTTTCTTTATGCCATTAATCTTTTTGGAAAGTTTCAACGCACCGGCAATGGTATTAAGGATTGGTGAAGATGAAATTGCTATGCCTATCGATTGGAGTATTGCTGTTGGAGACAGTACGGCGGCTACAGACATTGAAATTTTACCGTTAACAAGTTTAAATGATAGAGGCTTTGAAGCATTATGCTTTAATCCATTAAGCTCGTTTAGGGTAGAGTTTAAAAAGATTGAAATTGTAAATTTTTACAATGATGTTAAGTGGTATTTTCCAAAAATGAAAAATGGACAACTACTAGCAAGCCCAACAAGATTTGGATCAAAACCAGATTGCGTTTACTTTGTAAAAGAAATTAGTCGCCAAAGCGAAATCATTCAACTAGACAAAATACTATAATGGGAACACTTAAACCGGGTGCCAAATATATACACGAACGTAATGGATCAGTAGTCTATGCCCGAGAATTTGGTGCAGATCCAAGCACAAGGCAAGTAGTAGGGTGGGATTACAATAAAGATGATCCCACTTTTGATCCGCGCACAACAGATGGCCGTCCTTTAATTGATCAAATGCGAGAAGACCAATTATGGGGTAATATTCGGCGAGAAGCAAAAACCAATGTGACTTTACAACGTGCCTTGGATCGTGCTATAATGATATACAAATTAAGTAAGGACAAACTCCGTGAGTGAAAAAATTGAGCTAAAAGAGAAACTAACTGCCGTTGACCAAAATGTTCGCGAACTGTGGGACGCTATGGATGCTGAACAGCAGAAGAGTCTTAAAAGCGAGTTTTTCATACTTAATAGATATGTAAGCAGTGCCAACGGACAGAAAAGAGAAGTGCAAGAACATTTTGTATTAGCTGTCAACGAATACTTCAACAAGCATTGGAACCTACTACAAAAACATCCTAAACTTATGTGGTTGTTGTTATGTATGTGTAGCTATAATGGTGAAAAAGTCTTCTGGCACGAATGGATAGGACATAAAAAGAAAGCCGGATCCAACAGTAAGAAAATTAAATTTTTAGAAGAATTATATCCAAATAAAAAACGTGATGAGCTAGAACTTTTAAGTCAACTAAGTACTGATAAGGAAGTTAAAGAGCTGGCACGTAAGTATGGATACGATGAGGCTACTATAGCTAAAAAACTAAAATGATGGCACTGACCACTAAAAATAAACCTTTTGTTTGTGAATATTGCGGACACGGATATACACAAGAAAAGACTTTGTTTGTACACGTTTGTGAACAAAAACGTAGAGCGTTGGCACGAACTGAACGACACGTAGTCTTAGGATTTGATACATTCCAAAGGTTTTATAAGCAGGCTCAACCAAATGGAAAGGAAAAGACATATGAAGATTTTTGTAAAAGCAGTTACTATAACGCTTTTGTTAAGTTTGGCAGTTTTGTTAGTAACGTCAATCCTCTCTATCC